ATCACCACTAAAGGCGGTATAAGCCATTTAAGACTCCTTTTTATTTATTTTGTCGATAACCCGCAACAATTTTATCCCAATGCTTTGCTCGATCTTTCCTGTCCATCTTGGTCCAATCTTGAGGAACCTCATTTGAAGGAACCGCAGGGTTATTAGCAATGGGTACACGAGGGTTATTTGGATTTAATTTTGTACTTAAGACTCGAAGTTTTGATAACGGAAGGTCACCAAAAGTTTCTTTGTCTTCTTCACTGAAATCAGCAAGGATCTGCTCTCTCATTTGTGCTTCATCACGTTGAGCTTGTTCCACTATAGGTTCAAGTTCCGAGAGCTTCAACGCTCTCTCTTCTGCTAACTGCTGCCATTCATTTTGTTCTTCCATCTGCTTCTGACGGTCGGCATCAATTTGCTTTTGTAAAGTAGCAAGATCAGATTCACTTTGCTGTGCCCTGGCACGATACTTTTTGCTTTCTTGCACCAAGGAACCATAGTCGGGCAGCTCTATGTCTTGGTTCTGGCTTTCATTAGGAGCCACCTCTGTCGATACTTTTGATTCTACAGGCGATCGAGTCCCTTCCGCTATCTGCGGTGATTCCACTGGTGTGGTTGTTTCTTCGGACATTCTGTCCTCCTTTATAAGGTTTCTGTTGTTCGGTTAGGACGCAAAGCATCCTCTATATTCTTATTGATTTGGTTTACAAGAAGGCTTATAACCTTATCTCTTGCAACGTCCGGCAATGTTTTTTCACCAGCAATATCTCTCGCTGGCATATCTTCTGTCCCATTTTGATGTAAGTTCATTAATTTACCAGTCTCAATAACACCTTTATTTCTAGGGTGGATATCACCAGACTTGATACCATACGTTAATATTATATTTGACCTATTAAAACCACTACCGCCTATCTTTTCAGGCTTTCTAGGCTTAAACTGACTAAACATTAAACCAGAGGCGGTCAAATTTGCTTTTGTACTATTGTACTTATCTGCTTTTTCAACCATATACTTTCTTGTAAGTTTTTTAAATTTTTTCCCATCTGGACTTCTTGCTGTTTTAAAGATATACCCAACATGAAGATCCCTTGCTGTCTTAGTAAGCATTTTTAAAAAAGATGTTCTAAACTGCATTATCTTTTCAAGACTTGGCATTTTCACGGCTATACTCCAATAATGTTTTTGCTTTTTTATACCTCTTTGGGTTTTTGTCAATATCTTGTTTAGCACTTGCGGTCACTTTTGAATCAGAACTCTGAGGAAGCCATTGATGCCTACAGTTAATACCACCTCCGTCACTTAGAGAACCTGGATACTTAGATTCAATTTCTGTTTTAGTAATCCCACCAACGCTTAACATTACTCTGCATATTGGTCTCGTTTTCTCATCAAGCGGTCCATGATAATACCATTTAGTCGTGGAAGAAAGACCTTCTGCCATTATATTAGTTACGCTTCGATTGTAGGTAGCTAATGTAGTAGCAACAATTCCTTCAACTCTCCTAGGGTTCAATGATAGCTTTGATGCTATTTTTTCTTTTAAAGAATTTCCTTTTAAATTTTGAGATATACCTTCAGATAGTCCTAATCGCACTTCCTCTCCAAGCCTTGTGCTATAATTAATAATTGCAGATTCTTGCATTTTTTGAAGTGCTAATAATTGAGTCTCTGTTATCTTGCCAAACTTAAACATATCATCTAAAAGATATCCTGTGGCATCTAAATACCTATCTACGGCAATCTGCATCTGTAGGTCTTGCAACCAATAATCGGCAATACTAAGACCAGCCAATGTAGCTAATATTTGCTCAGAAGAAAGACCTTCTTCTTGAAGTTCAGATGTGTCTTTATAAAACTCTTCTAAAGATTGTTCTAGTTGAGATTGAAAGTCAACAACCGTTTGGTCGATGATCTGTTCCACTTATTAACTTTCTAGGCGAGCTAATAAACGATTTTGAGATACTGGTTCTTGCGAATCTACTTGCTGTTGCTGCTGATTAAACTCTGCTCTTTGTTCTGGGGATGCATCGGGATTCATATAATCAAAATAATCTTGCTTTGATGCCAGTCCTTGCTCAAACCTCCAAGTCCATAAAGCAATCTCTGTGTCGGGAGTAAGTGCATAATTAGGCTCTAGGAAGTCAACAGAATATTCATCGGGTAACTTTGTCCCTGTCTCTACTTCCAATATTGCCTTGTCTATTTTATATCTTCTCTGCTCCCAGGGTCTCCAAGTATCTTCTTTTTCTCCTGTGGTAATATCACGAGCTTCCATTTCTAAAATTGAAAGACTTGAAGCCGATGGAGCATTCCCAGCATCATCTCTTGCGTACTTTGCACGAATATGGTTATTGTTTAATGTAGACTCAACTAAGAATCTTGTTGAATCTATGATTTCTTGTAAACTACCGCCTGAATTAGTTACTCCAAAATTCGCACCTTCAGGCAAATATAAAACCTGATCTGTTCCTATAGAAATTCGACTTGCATCGTCAACCCCAGTAATATATTTAATTCCAAGAGCTGAGTATCGTACCGCTAATTGTAATTCCACTTGTGCTACATTTACTGCCAGATCAACTTGAGCAACATCCATCGCATTGGCTACCGAGTGATAATCTCTTATCGGTTGGTATCTATTGCAGAAAGTGACTGGCAAAACATCATAGGGGTTAATATCATGCTCGTTTACCGAAACTTTTTTACCGTGTTCATCAATAAGGTAATGCTCACCTTGATATCCAGGTCTGCTTTCCGTCCACACAGCATGAACTGGTGTATTAATTCTTGCATTCCCCTGATACTCGATAGGGTAACAGATACCAATAGGCTTATCTCGACTATCTCCAGCTAAAAATAATGGAGTGTAGTGACTAACTGTCTCGTACTCTACTTTCCCTGTAAATTCATTCCACCTTGAACGCAATGCCATTGTTCCTAATAAAAAAGTCAGCCTCTCTAACAATCTTCGATTAGCGTTAAGGCTCTCTATGTCAATTAAATTTGTATAAGACTCAGAAACTCGCATTCTAGGAGGTCGCTTGTAGGTCATTGACCTCATAGCACATACTCTGCGAGTAATATTCTGATTTAAGACAGGGACTTGTTCTAAGGTCTCTGATCTAAAGTATTTTGAAACGTATCGTTCAACATTAGCACCCTCATACCAATCCATAAGATAATCACGCTCACGAGTGCGTGAATCCTCAATGTATTTGAGGCTCTCTTTTAATGCTTCATTTATGGTAGACTGTGCTAAGTCAGGAATAGTTACCAATCTATAACTCCAGCGGTTCTTCTTCTAATAGGGAATTGGTTTACGATGAAGTACCTAAACGCATCATTCATGTGATCAACTCGACCATCTTTTAAAGGCTCTTCCTTTAATCTTTGGTCTGTCCTATGCTCTGGGTATCTATAATTCTCATAACACTCAATAGACCCCTTACATTTATCACTTACATAAAAATGGCTATCTCCATTGGCATCTTCTATAAATGAACGAACATGGGAAACACCGTTAGCTATATTCCTAGATATTCTATCAGTTTTATAGCGAACCCGAATTCCCTTTCTTCTAAATTGCTCTATATCTCCCATACCACTTTGGCTTTGAACACCTCCACCAGCGGGATCGCCAAAAAAAGCCTGAACTGGGTAGCTTTTTTGCAAAATCAACCTTGCTAGTTCATCTGTTTTTAAGTTTTCCTCAAAACATATCTCATCTATTTGATAAATTCGAGTGTCAGATTCCCTTTCCTCCACCTGATACCATCCAACGGCTGGCATCCTGAAACCGAAGTCGATTGAACAGAATGTTGGTAAATCTGGGTTGTATTGTAATCCTTTAATAACATTCGTGTACCGTGAGAACGGATATACACGCCCCGTAAAGCTGACGAAGGATGCTCCGTATTCTTGTTCCCAGGTTTCTTTTGTAAGCGTTTTTTTAATGTCATCTATGTCCTCCTTAAAGTACGGTGATTCCCATGAGGGATGTTGCCAAGATTCCCAATCTGGAAATTCTTTTGATTGCCCTCTGGTGTAACAATCATACATCCAGTTATGACCTTCTGGCGTGGTGGTCATTAGTGCCCATCCCTTTCTATCCGAAAGTGTAGGTCTTAAATATTGCTCCCATACTATCTTTTTTATCTTGGCGGCTTCATCAATTATCATCCAATCCAAGCCTTCTCCGACCAAACTATCCACATTGTCACAACTGCGAATCCAAACCTCTGACCCTAAACCAGCCATCTTAAAATAATACACCTGACCACTTATTTCTTTCTTTGCCTCTACTGGCAATTTTAGCCTAAGTAATAAGTCATCTTTAACAATGCGAGCTATCTTATCACACAGTTCGTAATTAGGAGCTACTATCCAACCCCTGGTCTTAGGAGTTAATATCCAAGGCTCTATTTCCCTTGCTGCTGCAAAACTCTTACCACTACGCCTACCTTGAATATTAATGCGAAATCTCGCACGACTACTATGAACTGCTGTTTGGTTAGGCGTTGGCTTGTATGATATTATGTTCCAAAATTTCTGCTTGTTCAGGATTTTCTTCTGCACCTATTGCACTGTCCTCATAACCGCATTCTTTAAGTACGGTCTCTAAATTACCAGTTAAGTCAATTGATTGGCGGTCTGTCTGGGCTAAATAGTTCTTACCCAAGAAGATACTCATAGCTGCGTTGTTCTCAGCTAGTTTAAACTGTATCTGCCTTAACTTTATCTTCATCTTCTCTCTACCAGATAGCATCTCTGCCTTATAACGCTTCCTAACAGTAGATTCATCGCATTTAAAAAACTTTGCAATTTCTAATGTAGTGCATCCAAACTCTGCAAGATTCTCTACTTGATCAGAGTCTATTTTAATCTTGGGTCTTCCCATATTTTTAGGCATTATTCTTCCTCATCGTCTACTAATAGGGGATTAGATGACTCCCAAAGAATTGCACACTTCATTAAAGCTCTTCTCCAGTAAGTCTTTGCAGATGAGGTTGATATGCCCAACTGCTCTCCAATTAAGGGAAATGTTATCATTTTGCATCTCAATTTAAATACTTGAAGCTCTCTTTCCGATAAGTTGTCATACGCTTTGTGTGCTGCGTGCTGAAGCCATCGTTCCTCTGGTGGTATAAGACCACTATTAAAAATATTTAGTTTAAATCTAAAAGCCGTAGATAAAGTAATGGCATCTTCAAGCCTTTCCTGGTCTTTGTCTGTGAGTAAAGGGAACTCTTCCATGTTGAGTGCAGAACTTAATAAATAATACGACAATATGGGTGATTACAAAACGTATCCAAAATAGTAGCCCAGCCTAAGACACGAACCCCCCCACCTGGAAAAGGCTTTCCTTGTGGTACCCTCTGAATGTCCATGAGTAGTAATGGAGTATTGAAACAAATGCCTTGAAAGCATTTGCTTTCTACTGTGGAATCCTAGTTTCATGGCTTAAAATTGGCTGAAAATGGCAGAAGTAGAACAATGAGCCAAACTATTCAAACCGATTTAACTTTATCCGCTTTATTCCTTTTGTTGATTTATGCGGCAAAGTTTTTTCAAGAATGGAGCCTTTAAAGACTCTAAAAGCGGCAAGATTTTATGTGATTGATCATATATATATATGACTAGGATACATTATGTCTACTGCATTACATTTGAGCTCACTATATATGGAGTATACTAATGCCAAGAGAGACGATTCATAACTGCGAAGAATGTCAGGAGCCCCTAGACGGGGTTAAGTTTAGTTTTCAGGATGTTTACTACTGTGCTGAATGCTTTGAAGAACATATATACACATGCGAATCATGCGATGTATTAGTGCATGATAATGACATTAAAATTATGAGTGTAGGCGGCTCGGATACTGTGAACTGTACGCCCTGCATGGATAGATTCTCTTTTGATTGTATAGAGTGTAGTGAATCTTATCATGTGAATGACTCCACAGAATTACATGATGGGGAGCGGATCTGTGAAGTGTGTTGCGAGAATGGTGACTATTCGTGGTGTGATGAATGTCAAGAGCTTTACCACTGTGATTCAGTTACTTATAATGATGATGGTATATGGTGCGACGAATGCAAGCCTCAAACGTCCTCCATTCATAACTATAGTTACCTACCTGATCCTTTACTATTTCATCATAATTTACATGGAACTAATAATTCAATGATTGAACCCAGAGATAAGAAAAACGAAATATATTTCGGGATTGAACTCGAAATAGATAGGGATGGTTACAGCAATCAAGACAAAAACGAGTTAGCTTCATCTATTTCAGGAGATGAGAGTACATTTTATTGCAAAGACGATAGCTCTTTAAATTGTGGATTTGAGATAGTATCTCATCCGTTTTCTTGGGATTATTTCAAGAGCAATAAAAACGATTTTAAAAATAATCTAGATAAGGCTAGGGATGCGGGATACAGGTCACACGATACCACTACATGCGGAATGCATATCCATGTCAGTAAAAAGACCCTTAGCAATCTAGACATCTTTAAAATGGTGTATTTTGTTTACTCGAATGCTGATTTTATTAAGGTCGTATCTAATCGTAATTGGGACGACCTGAACAGGTGGTGCAGTTTGGATCTGGATAACCTATTAAATAGGTCAGGGATACATGGATCAAACCCATTAAAAAAGGCGAATAGAATCGGGAAACTTGCAAAGGCAAAGACAGGTACCCCAAAGTATACTGCGATCAATTTAAGTAAGTCGAATACAATTGAATTTAGAATATTTAAAGGGACTTTAAATTGGCGATCTTATCAAAAGAATCTGCAGTTTGTTCAGTCCTTGGTTCAGTGGTGCAAGAAAACATCTCTAAAACATATTCAGGATAAAGACGCAATATTTTCATATTTTGATTTTATCACTAAAGACCAAACCAATTACGACAATTTGATATTATTTTTATTCAAAAAGTTTTATGCTATAGATCCGAGGTCCCAAACTTTGCCGCCACTCTATAAGCAGATGAAACATTTCGACCTTTACAATCGAATGAACTTTGACCAATTAACAAAAAGAAAAAAGGGGCAACAAAGATGATAGAATACATACTTAATCCATATTTATTAGTAAACGTTTTATGGATGATCACGCTGATAAAAATAGCTTGTATAATAAAGGAGTCTAAAAAATGTGCATAGCCATATTAAAGCCAAAAAACCGACAAGTAAAAAAAGCTACATTAAAACGATGCTTTGAGTCTAATCCAGATGGAGCCGGATTCATGTATGCTAAAGATAAAAAGCTCTATATAGAGAAGGGTTTTATGTCCTTTAATGCCTTCTATGAAAAGTATACAGAACTTGATTTATCCCCGCATCAAACATTAATCCATTTTAGAATAAAAACACACGGAGCTATTTCAAAGGATAATTGTCACCCTTTTATAGTGTCTGATAGGATTGGCTTTATTCATAATGGCATTATTGATATAGACACCAAAGGAAATGAATCTGATACAATGGCATTTAATAGAGAGTATCTAAAAAGAATCAACGATCTTGATAGGTGTATTTCTAACGTTGGAATTCAAGATCTTTTGTCTGATAGGATTGGCGGATCTAAATTAGTTTTTCTAGATAACCTAGGCAGAACAAATATAATCAATGAAGATCTCGGAGTCTGGGATCGTGGGATCTGGTATTCTAACCGATCCTATAAAGACAGCTTTTCATTCAATGGTTATAAGTACCCAACGACCTATACAATCGATGCCTATGAGGATTCTACGGGGCTTTATAAGTGTTATGATTGCGGAGCCGATTTGATCGATGGATTCGAAATTGATAACGAAATTTGCATAGATTGCATTGAATCTGATACTTTCTATAGTTCATTATTAAAGCAAAGCAAATCACAGACAGCGTACAGGATTTAAATGATTATTACACTGATAGAGGTCTTTTTGATTCTTTGCGGCTTTATCTTATTCGCAAGTATTGGTAATAGGCTTTTTAAACAAAAAAAGGAGTGACCAATGTCTCATATATTTGGAGGTATTCTCCTGATCATGATAATTCTATTAATCATTGATCTGATAGAATAACCAGCAAGAAAAAAACCACGCTCCCAGCGTGGTTTTTTTTTACTTAACTATAAAACATATACCCTTATTTACTTTATTGATTTAGAGAGCATTCTACAGCCTTTCAATAGCTAAAAACGCTTTATATGTCTGTAGGGAATCGCGCAGGTATATATTGAATCATTGCAATATCTTCAAATAGCTTTAAGGTCCAGGACCATGAACTATAATCCCAGGATGCCCATTGTAAAACAGATTACCTGGTAAGGGGTCTGGGTTCCCTTAAGTGTGTTTTCTCGTCGAGAGATGTCTAAATTATTACGAATTTTTCTGTTATCCATAATATCGTTTAAAAATATTATGTATAATAGAAAAAAATGAGCTTGTTATCCATAATCTTATTTAAAAATATTATGTATAATAGAGATTTTCAATTTTTAGAGTAATTTTTTGTTTTTTTTTGAGTAGTGCTAAAGTTTTTTTTGATTTTCTCGACCAGAAATTCAAAAATTAGCCTATTTTGTCTAATAAATTCGTGTCTAGGGGTTTTGTGTTGATAGACTGCTTTTACCAGGTAAAGTAAATAGTATTTATAGGATATCATGCTGGTGAAGCGTTAACGACTGAGCGTTGAAACAATGATCATATAATTATTTCACTATATCACGGGAATCTGCTTTAATAAATAAGAGCCTAGGGGTTTTGTTTATCTAATTTCCTACCCCAAGAATATTGTTCCCTTCGTTTCATCTTATTAAAACACTTAGGTAATATCTCAACATTTGAATTATTTGAATAAACTGGGTAAATAAGTTTACAATTAGTTCTTTTCTCATTAATGGTTTTGGCAAACACGCACAACTTATCTTCATCATCTGAATGTTTACATTTGTCTAATGTTGAAAAACACATAACATACCCCCTAGTGTGTGTATAGGTGTCACTTTGGTCACTATTAAAGGCTCAAAGTGTCAATAGTGTCAATAGTGACAGTATCCTGCACGCAGCCCCTTACTATCTATGCTAATAAATTCCATAGCTCATTCTTCATTATTTTATACGTTCCGTGGGACTTTTTAATAAGAGTTCCAAGCTCCGATTGACGTTTGATCCATCTAAATACTGACCTTCTTGTCATCTGATGATCTCCCAATACTCCTTCGATTTGAATAGTGGTTACTTCAATATCCCTATTAGATACTCCAACCAATTCCTCTAGCATCTCAAAGTTCTTATTCTTCTTAGGTTCCATGTAATATACCTCTTCCCTGTGTGGCAATGGTCCAAGCCAATCAAACTTCAATTCCCCATCATCACCCTCCAACTTCATCCCGCAAGCCACATGAGTAAACTCAGATGCCATTCTTGACTTAGTTATCTTGAACACCCTTAGTTTTTCATCAGGGTCTATCTCCGCACGAGCAATCTGTATGCAAAATTCGAGATTATCTGTTAATAACTTACCACCTCTAATATGCTCTTTTCTCAATGTAAAAGAATCGCCTCGTGGTTTATTATTATGATTGATAACCATGAACGATACCCCAAACGTATCAATAAGCCCCCTAATAATAGAGACTACATCTTTAACCTCATGGTTCTTGCTAATATCCTTTCCTGTAGACGTATAGAGATTATCTACAATTACCAAGTCATACTGATCTCGTCTATTTGCCTGTAGATTACCCTTAAGGCTGTCCCACTTATCATTAAACAATCTCCCAAGGTCGCTTTTAAGCACTGTCTTAAGGTTCCCAATATTGCTACGAAGCTCATCTGGGTGATTATTTTGATAATATTTTAATACCTTTGGGACTCTTTGTTGTACCAAGCCGTCGTCCATTTCAAATTGTATTAGTAATACTTTCCTGGGTCTTGGAACTTCAAAGTGAAGAAAGGGAACACCAATAGCTATTGATATAGCAAGCTGTAGAGCTAGAATAGACTTCCCTGTATTATCAGTTCCAGCTATCATAGAAAATCCTTTAGTGCATACTATATCTTTACAGATCCATTCGACAGGATCAATATCTAGTTGCATATAATCAGCAAGAGATATTTCCCCCCACCCTCCAAAATCGCTAGGGTCTTGTCCAAATTCATAGCCATGCTTATCAAGAGATAGAAATAATTGGTCTATTGCTCCACTGTCTCTAAAATAATCTGTAAGGTCATAAGCATTATCTTTATCTATCCAATTAAATACCTTTATATTAATATTTGGAAACTGAAGATTTATTTCCCTTGCTACCTTCATCGCACCTTCCTTTCCAGGTTGATCGTTATCATAGCAGATCACAATATTCTTGAACCTCTCCACCTTACTTATATCTTTTGGTATTGCACCAGCCCCTGATGTAAAGGTTACTGCTTGAAGTCCATGACATAGTGCGGTGATTGCATCCTTTTCGCCTTCAGTTATCCAAAGATATGTATCAGCAATTCCTTTATCTAATACAGCCTCAGGATATATCTTATTGCTCGCCTTACCAAACTGCCGACCTTTGTGATTCTTAATATGCTGAAGGTCTCCATTGTAATATATCCCGAATTGTAGCTTTCCTGTACTTGTATACCCTACCGCCATTTCTGGGTTTAGTGCTATATCAGACCAAACCCCTACCAATCTCTCCCTTTCTAATACTATCTTAAAGTTCTCTCTTAGTCTTTCTTGTGCAGAATTATGATTGGCTTCAATAACCGCAACGCTTTTCTTTATTTCTCCGTTACTTATACGACCTTTATACCCACAACTTTGTTTCTTGCAATGATATGATCCACTTTCTCCTGAGATAGCCAACGACCCAGGTGTGGCACATTCTGGGCATACTGCTTTGTACCAACCCTGGTTGCCACTTACCTTTGCATCTGGGAAAGTTTCAATTATATTAATCATTGAATTTCTTTATGGTTAGGTGACAATCTATACCGCAAGAGATTTGAGGGTCTTTCTGCATATTGCCGACTTTGGGGTCTAACTCGTCTAAATACACTCTTTCTCCTTCCTTTTCGCCCGACCTATGCTTTAATATAGTGACACCAATCTCTCGCTCAAGCTCTGCCATCTTTTTAAATGTGTCTGGAAAGTCTATTCTTATTCTATTCCAATATCCCAAACCACCTTTTACGCAACCAACACAATTGTTATGGCTATATCCTAGTTCATACATTCTTGGCATCTTTATCCCCTCTTGCCATATAATCCCAAGACACTCATCTTTAGTTACCTGGTTATCAATTAGGGGAAACTCACACCTCATATCAATATTATGGTCTTCCAGTTTTTTCGCTCTTTTTGTTTCTTCATAGGTATACCCAAATATGTTAACTGCATCACAATAACCAGCACTATCTCTTAATTTCATTTTTAATTCGTGCGTGCAATATGCGAATCCATATTGATTCGTAATAAACTTCTTTTGTTTGACTACATCGAAATGGTCTATGTAATCTGGGTTCTTTAATATTTTGATTTCCTTATCGTACCACTTTTCACATTCACGAAGAAATACCATATTGCTTTCATGTTCCCCACCTGTGTCGCAATACACTAAATCTACATCATCTCCGTATTTTTTTATTGATAGTTTTCCAGCTACTGCCGATGCTGCTCCACATGAAAACCACACCACCGCTTCATTTACCCTTCCGCCTATCTCCATTTTCTATTTAACTCCCTTAATCTCTTATGTGCTGCTCCGTCTACTTTTATTTTACTATTTCCTAATAATCTATTGTAGATCCTTAATATTGTTGTCTTCTTATCTTTACTCGTCACCATTGTAATGCTCCACTATTTTATTATCGATCCATTGTTTTAAAATCGTTATTACACATAAAGATATAAGTGCCCCTAGTGCAAAGAAGAAGAAAGCCATTCCGAGTATCAAGAACTCCACACACCATTCCACTATATTAATTAGAAACATCATGGTCCTCCTCTTTAATATTCATCACTTCTAGGAAAATATCTAATTTTCTATTGATCACTAATAGTAGTATCCATATTTTCTTGAACCATATCCACACATACCACTTCATTAGAAAGTAGAATATTACTCCAAAGAATGCGACCATGATCACATCCATTACTCCTGTTATCATTATCTCGTGTAAGTACCATTTTGTCATGTTAAATCCTCTTTCTATTTAGTGCTTTCCATAAAAAAGGCATCGCATCCCTAGAATAATACCAACCTTTAAGACTTGTGGGGTCGCAAGTAAGTTTATGTGCAATTATAAGTGGGTGTTTTTTAAGGTCATTTCCCCAATAATACATTACATTATCTAGGTCGTTGGGTAGTGGCTTATCACATACCGAACAATACATTTCACTATTCATGTTATCTCCTTATTAATTATTTCGCCCACTCGGTAGCATCCACCTAGCCTAACCTACATCCTTTTTTGATGTGTTGCGTTTTAGTGAGCGAATTCTCTTCATTATCTCATATGCCACTTGTGGGACTATTGCGTTTCCGAGTCCTTTAAGTCGGTCCACCCGATTGGAAACCCCATTAGCCACTCTACCCACATCGGGTTCAGCTTTCCATCGCTTGGTTTTAATTCCTTGTCTCTGATCACCACTGCCGCATTGAGTGATAAAGTACGCCTCTTCCCCAATGATTTCCTGTTCAATTGACTTTGGCTTCCCGTGTTCTTGCTGTCGTTTGTTGTCGGTGTCGGAAACATTTCTTTCATATGTACCGCTTGACTCAGATTCACGGAATGCATCGACCCTGGTTTCTGTTGGCTGCTCTTGAGTTTGCCTGTCCATGTGTCTGCTGTTGTTGGCGTTGGAAACATCGCTGCGAAGTGATGCAGACTCACTCCGTGCATTCCGCCCTCTTTTATATTCGTGTCTTTTCTTAGATTCTTTCCATCCCGATGATTCATCGTGTCTGGGGTAGGCACATATCCAGATCCTCTTTCTTCTATGCCAAGCTCCCACTTCGTCTGCTCCAATAATTTGCCATTCACAATCGTACCCGATTTCGGTAAGGTCGCAGAGAACTCGTTCAATTCCTCTATGAATGAGCATTGGTACGTTTTCAATAATTGCGTATCTAGGTCGTACTTCGCTAATGATGCGATACATTTCTGACCAAAGACCAGACCTCTCTCCTTCAATCCCTACTCCTTTTCCAGCGATAGAAATATCTTGACATGGGAAACCACCAGTAATGAGGTCAATGTCTTTAAAATTATTTCCATCAAGTTTTGTAATATCATTATGTATTGTGACACTAGGAAAATTCTTATTAAGAACTTTCTGAGCATACTTATCTATCTCGCAGAACCCAACCAGGTCAAGTTCATCACCCCAGTTCCACTGTGCTGCCAGTGCAAAGCCACCAATCCCACTAAATAAATCGAGCATTTTCATCTTAGGTCCACACAGGAAAGTCTAAGTAGTTATAGAACGAGTCTCTTTTCTTATTCTGATTATTCTTAGCTCTTTTAAAAGCTAATGATATTCTCTTTTGTCCTTCCCAAGGTACATAAGCTATCTTTTTGATTGGTGTAAAGAACACCGCAAAGACATCTATCTTATGATTTGCCTCTAGGTGCTTTCTAAAGTCTATCTCTACTGATGTTTCTGTTTTGGGCGAGTTGATTGTTTTAACCTGAACTTTTCTAAAGGTTGTTCCTGTATCTACAAGTATATCTACACCCTTATCATCCACTATTGGTCTATAGACATCGTACTCTGGATAATTAATGGTCAAATCGTGAATAACTGCTGTTTCCCCTATAATTCCACTCTTCATCGTAGAAAAGTGCCCCATATCCTCCTTTGTTGGAGGTTTCTCATCATAAGGCATATCTATCTATACCCCATAATCAGGCTCTGGAATGGGTAGGTCGGCTCCACAATCAGCACACACCACACCTTCTGAGACATTATTCTCAGGTTCACTTGGTTGATACTCCTCATTGTCATGTTCGCAATAAGTTTGATATATACAATCGTTACACATATTTTCATCCGCATCTCCTGTTAGTGCATTGTATTTAAACTCGCATTTTATGCAAGTAAACATTTATAATTCCTTATGCAATCTGTAATTAGCAAGTGCATTTAAAAATATCCTAGCACCTAAGTCTAATGTCTCTCTTGTATATTGATAGTAGTGATAGTCCCCACTTTCCTTATCTAGTCTCAATATAACTCCGCCATCTATTTTTTTCTTTTTTGGGAACATTTCTTCATATATCAAGGTGTACATACCTAGTTGTACCTTCATTTCATCGTATACATTCTTACTTGTTTTAAGATCATATAATAAAGTCTCACCACCTACCTCAAATACTCCATCAGCAGTTCCACCAACCCTATGTTTTTCGCTAACTAGTTTTATTTCGGCAACTAAAAACTTTGGCTTTACTACTTCTCTAAACTTTTTAAAAGCATTTAAAGCATTATTTGCTCTCGTTTTTTGATTATCGGTGTAATCCAAACCAATCTCGTAGTCATCCTCATTAATATTTGCTTCACATAATGCATGAGCCAGAGTTCCTGTGTCAGCAGCATCAGCAGTAAAAGCATGAGGGTCTTTACCACCTTTAGCCATCTTAATGCCCCAATTCATAAGTATGTTCTTATTCCATCCTAGTTCACTACCTAATATTGTAGTCACTGATGGCACTATCTGCTTATCTTTTGTTTTATATCGTGTATGTATCTTAAACTTTGCCATTATTTACCCCACTTATCTTCACTAACAATTTGTGCAATGATACCATATACAGAAAGGTCTTGAAATGTGTCTTGTAAACTTTCCTTAACTGCGGTCTCACCCTTATTGTTATGTAATATATTTAATAATCTCTGTACCTTATCATTCATCCGAATAGCCAGAGCCAACAAAGACAATTCTTTATTCCCACCCATAGATATATTACCAGGACCATAATCATGTTGTTTTTTAGCGAATAACTCGTATTGCTCTTTATTTAGTTTCTCAAACGTATACATAGTTTCTGGAAACTTTAATTCTATTATTTTAGTTACGTCTTGCATTTGCTTTCCTTATTTTAAACAGCATCTTTTGTATTTTTTATTTGACCCACAAAAGCATTCCTGATTGCGTTTAATAAACTTTTTTGCTTCTTCTCTTGTTGTTGAAAAAGGGTCTTTTCCGTATTTTCTTTTGAACCCTCCATAACCGTTTTCTTTTCTAATGAGTTTTGTTTTGATACTGACATTTTTCTGATATTTCTCCTTCGTACCCATTCTGAATTGGGATACTTTTTCTTGTGATGCTTCGTTTTTGGCATTACTCATTTATCTCCTTTATGTATCTTGCACAATGCTCTTTTTTTTCCATAGGTAGGAATACCTTTTGGGTAATAAGAGTATTGTCTTTCTCCATATAATGATATATCTGACCAGACACCATTACATTCAGGACAAACCATTAAGTAATCGTCTGCTTTCCCCGCAGTTCTTGCTCTTTTCTTCTTCGTAATCTGGGTAATGGACATAGGTGTAAATTCTCCTCTATTTTATTTTTTGATCTTGAGCGAGACGCACCGCAATAGATATGCCCTTTATGATGAGTACATAAAGCACATTCTATATGGTTAATTAATGGACACGGCTCAAACATTCCATTAGCCATTCGTAGTCTACAATGCACTTAAACTCTTTAATATTATTACCTCTCATTGTTTTAATATCCGCATTACCTAAGTCAAAGTATTTAGGTATTGTCTTTCTACTCTTAGATTGTACCCTAACCTTTGCAAATCTATCATCTACATCCAGGTCTGGGTTCGTTATTAAAACATCGACATCGGATTTCTCGCCTATCGCCCTACCATCTGATGCAAAAGCACGAACTGCCTTAAGTCCGTGCTTTTCTGCAATCTCTAGACACTCTATCTCATGACGATAGCCCTTCTGTTTTGGCGATTTTAAAATGGTAACTTCTCCTCTACTTCATCAGGTTCTGTTCTATCAAATGGACAACTATCTCCGGCGTTATCCTCTAATACCTGAACAGCATCTAGGTACATAGAGATGTATTTATCAGCATTAACATTCGTCTGCTTTGCGGTAAATCGAACATTAACAACGTCGCCAAAGTTTGGTGCAGTTGGTATTTTTTCTTTCTTACCATTCCATATCTCTGGAAATGCAGTTTTGTCACGATGTAGAGTTGTTTTAAATGTCTGTTGTTCACCATACTCTTCATGTATTCTATTACCTGACAAACTTCTTTCTTTTCCGAACTCAGTTTGTATCTTAGTTAAAATCGCCTTGAACTTCCCTTCGACCTTAACAGTAAGGTTATGATTCCCTTGATTGTCAAACTTAGTATCTAGGGTTTCAAGATGTGAAAATACTACAGGGACAGCCCCAGTTTTATACATTTTGCTCATTGGCTTTTCATTGGTTGCCATACGTTCTCCTTTTTTGTTATTTGTATAATTGAATTCACTGTTGTTAATGAAAACAATATTGTTAATAATATTATAATAAAATGTTTATGTATTAAAAATAATATATCGCTAATCAGTGATTTCATAATCCAATCCATAATGTTCGCATTCTTTAATTACTAATGTTTTTAATAAATCCTGATCTAATTGCTTAAGACCCTGAACCTTATAAGACTCATTATTCCTACCTACAATAGTCATTATATTATATCCTTTCCTGGCTACAGCACTTGTAAAGATTCTCTTTACCTCATGAATAGGATATCTATCATTGGGATGTATATATATATTCATAAGGGGAGAGAGGGTAAGCTGCGGAGCAAGGTAAATAACTCTCCCCCCTTTGATTTAGAATCCCCTATAAGCTGTAGTTGCGGTAGGAGATTCTTACGGAGATTTACACATTTAAGCATCAAATAATTCTTTATAATCTGTGTTTAAAACTTCTGCACATTGACCTTTATATAGGGCACTAAAATTACGCTTACCATGTATCATCTTATGCATATAAGCCCTTGTAATTCCACACTTGCGACCTAGCCAAGCTATAGATCGCTCTTTTTCTGTTAAGACATCAAGCAATTTTTGATTAGTCATATTTAAAACCTTTACATTTATTAATTTTTGTTATCAAAGTGTTGCCAAAGTATATGGATAACCAATACATAAATACAATATTTATTTTATTCTTGGATACACTATGTTACCCCACTAACTTCTATTACAAATAAAGGAAGAAAAATGAGAAAATATACAATTAAAGAAAAAGATGTGTTGGTGGGGAAAGAAGTTGGTAGCTTTTTTTGCTCCAATGATTACGAAATTGAGAGAAAGATATTTATGAAAGAAGCTAAAACTAAAGTTGTTGATTACTATATAAAAGGAACGAGGAAAAACAAAATACTATTAACCTTAGTGAATTATAAACGTGAAGATTAAAAGCTGTCGTATCATCAGACACATCAGACATCAGACAGGGAGAACAAATGGCAAGTTGTATAAAGATAAATAATAACAAGTGGCAAATTAGGTGGATAGACCACCGTCTTAAAACAAGACCAAGTAAAACTATTATAGGCACTAAGAAAGATGCTGAGAAAGAAGTAAGGTACTATTCTCGGAAGGAGTATGAATCAAAAAATAGCCCTATACTAAAGAATGTGAAGACAATAGCGACTATTAGTCGTTTGTCAGAATGGTATTTTAGTAAAGGATTAAAGTGGAAGAATGCCCACCGTGAAGAGCCTCTTGATAAAAAGACAGTATATATATATGAGAAATCACTTAGGCAGTTTTCAAATGTTTTCGGTCCAAATTGTTTAGTAAGTTCTATTTCATCTATAAAGTATAGAGAACATTATTCAAATCGCAAGCTAAATGGTCTTAATGTTGATATTAGAGCAATCATTACTATAATAAATACTGCCATGTCTCATAGCGATAAAGTGGTGACAGAAATGCCAACAGAGCTATTCCAATTTAGCGTAAAGCATAGCACACCATTCTATCTTGAATATAAAGATGCGGATGATATTCTATCCTTGGATATGGATAAGTATTATCAAGACAAGCCCTGGGGCTTTGAAAGGAATGAGTCAATGATAATATTTACCCTGTATTTGCTTACAGGATGTCGTTTACAAGAGCTTTTAAACCTAGAGTGGGGTGATGTTGACTTTGTAGAAAAAAGCATCATAGTTACAGGAAAGCGTAAAAAGGTTCGCAAGATATTTATTACAGATACTGCAACAGAAATATTCATGTCATTGACAAGCCGACCTAGACCAATGCCCTATACAGCATCTAAGGTTCGTGATAGGCTTAAGGATATTAATAACGCATCTGGAATAAAGTTTACAACTCATAACTTAAGGTCAACCTGTGGTTCTTTCATGCTATCTGCTGGATGTTCTATTGAAGAAGTGTCTGAACATCTTGGGCATGATGACATTCAGACTACAAGAAAATGGTATGCTAGGATAATTGAAAAGAAAAGAAAGTCTGCAACACGGAAAATGCAAAACTTAACTCAGGGTATGTCTATTAAATCAAATAAATTGGGAAAATACCCAATCCTTAATTAAAATTCCTCTTCTATTCTCATAGACACATTGTAATGATCGTGGGCTACTTGAGTCATGGTTAAGGAATCTTGACCAAACCTGGCGAACATGAAATCAGATTCTGCACCATCAGCGGCTGTGTCTTTGTCTATACAAAATATAAACGGTCTTGTCGGACCATCGGTCATGTTCCAAATATCAGAGACTACAGTGTCATCTGAATAAATATAAGTGCTGCTTTCTATTGGGAGTAACTCAGAACTATTTAAGAAAGAAAAATTTAAATCATATGTTATCCTACCTCCATATACTTTTTGAGCATCAGTAGCTAGAGTAAATGGACTTTTTGAAGCAGACCCTCCAGTCCTTCCAAGATTCGTAGCAGATGCGTATCTTTGTCCCCCAACGGACTCTTGAATCTTTACTTTGTCATATGTGATGTTGCGACTTAGCTCTAAGTCAGGACTGAATGGCATTTCAAACGACTCCCCAATCATGATCCCACCTAGAGTAAAATCCGTGCTTCCCCAGACTCTATCGTTCTCACTTCCAGTTCCAACTGAAGCATCAGCTTGTAGATTACCTTCAAATTGAATAGCCCAATAACGCAAATTCTTTTCTGTAAATTTAATAACTGTAGTCCCATCTGTGAGTGGAGTTATTACTACACTTTTATTTCCACTTGCAACATTGATATTATCAGCGTTTACAACTTCAGTTGTGGTGATGTTATTCCATTCAGCATCAGTATCTGGGTCTGTAGTATCAACATTAGCCCCATTCAAAGCGGTAACATCACTTGCAAGGTTACCAGCAAAAACTCTTATTTTCCCAATTGATGTAGATAAGTTGTGATTTAAAATTGCAATGTAATTTTGCTTATGAGATGCGGTTGAAAATGCAAAAGTGCATAAGACATGACCGTCACCACTTGTATCAAAGGTGACTAGGTTCAATGGTTTTAAATCTAGTAAGTCTGCTACTGTCTTATCACTTGGAAGCCCTATGAAATCACCGCTAGTTGCCGTTACTGCTCCAATAGCGGACCCACGACCTCGATGATAACCTATTAAGTCTGGATAAAACTTTGGTGTACGAATATTTTGATTAGCCATTATCCTACCTCTCGTGCTGTAATACTCACTTTTCCAAGTGAGCGTTTTGTTTCTATTACCATATAATACTTACTTGCTGAAAACCTTGTTCCAAACATTTCTACTGGCATATCTGTAAATGTAATTATATCCCCTGTCTCTAATTGACATCCTTTCATTGGATTGACTACATCGCAAGAGACCAATATCTTCATATCCCCAATAATGTTATTATAATAAGAATAAAAATCAGCGTTACAATCTGCATTTGCTGATGTTGGAATTGTTCCCACGTTCATGTCAAGATTGACTTGTTTAATGCCTTCTTTATCGCCAAGATTATATTTAGCCCTATTTGCATTATTAGATATTGATTTATTTGCAAAATATTTTTGTTCTGCTGGGCTTAAATCGTTTGAAATATTCATTTTTGTAACAATACTATTAATTCCAGTGGTGCTAATATTTACCTTATCAATGTCTTGGCTAGTTAAATTTAATGTCGCAGATAACTCGCTACTTTTCTTTACATGGATATACTTTAAAGTTCCTGTAGGTGTAAATTTTGCTACAAATCCAAATTCATATGCTATCTTATCAAGAGCTTGTTTTAAGTTTGTAGGTTCTAACTGCCAATATCTAACTTTCCAATTATCAATTGCTCTATCCGTATTTAATGAACTCCAGTTATCTGGGTCAGTACTAGATATACCAGCAAATCTTTGTAACAAATCACGGTGTGCATCGTGTCCATGTGCTATTGCACCACTGTCCCAGGATGCAGTTAATCCATCTCCTCCAGAATATAAATATTTAAGATTACTTAGCTCTGAAGAATCTTGTTCATCTTCGTCAGCATTTGTTCCTCTAAATATTCCCACTTCTGCTTCCATTTGTATATCTGAAACAGAAATTGTTTTACCAGACGCTCCATATATAAAAACAACTGCAGAATTAAGATCAGTTGGGTAATCATCGGCTGCCGCCACATCTATTGTAGCGATGTTTGTAGCATTGGTATCCGTTACATTAATTGTCCCTGCACTCACAGTGCTTCCAAAAACAACACTAGCACTTTGAAATGCAACATTAACTGTAACATTTCCTGTCTGTGACGCTTTAAAATAAATATAAACTTTTCTAATTAATGTTGCAAAAAATTTTCTAGGTGGTCCAGCAAATCCAAGTACTAAACTTCCTGTGGTTGTTCCTGTGCCAGTTGTTGCTGCGGTTGCAACTGTGGTGCTATCTCCATCAAAGGCTTTGTATGTATCGGTAAATGTTATTATTGAGGTTGATACGTCTGAGAATTTACACCTTACAATTCCGTTGAATCTTTTATTTAAAGGAGAAATTAAAACATTAATATCCTCTTGAAGTTCTGTTTCATCCTTTATTGGGTGTGAACTTGTAAATGTAGATAGTGGTAAAAAATTAGCATCACCTAACCATAGGTTAACATGGCAATTAGAGCCATCTGCATACGACTTAGGCATTAATGTTGTTACATCATTTTGAGATGTGTTTACAACTGGTATTGGATATAATGCAGTACCAACAAAGGTAGGCGATCCTGCCGTGCTAGTATTCGGAGTAAAATCCCCATACACAGTAGGTATGTACACATTATATTTACTTGATTTATCTTGAGGAAATTCAATCTTATCCCAGGGTCTATGAGAATTTATCTGAATAGTAATGTTTTGGTCTTGGTTTAATTTCATATCAACAATTCTACCAGAAAATATTTGTTGACAGCTACTTAAGGTGTCTTCTCCCTCAAATTGTGCATAAACACGGATTTCTTTATTGTGGTAATTATTAGTCCCGTTAAACAATAGTTTGTAGAAATCAGTTCCATGTATGTCAAAATTTGCACTCGTAACGCTTATGTTTCCTGTATTAGATGTTGACTCTACCAAATCAATACTATCTCTTATCGTAATGTTTTTATTTAACACCGAACCATGATAGAACTCAGAACTAACAGTTGTATCCTTAAATGAAATTCCAAAAGCATGGATAAAGTTATCAAATCCATCGATAGACCACGATGCGCCAGTGATAGTGCCAGAATTGCTATTAGAGCTTGAATCTGCAACACTAGCACCAGTGCCTTCGTCTAATTTCCAATAGGACACTAAGCCAGCATGTGTGCTATCAACTAATCTATTATAATAGTGTGATATCTCATCTGCTGTTCTTGCCGTATCCCACACACGAACATGAGCAAGCTCTCCATTATATCCATTGTTATTGGCAAAATTATTACCAATGGTTAGGTCAGCATCAGCACTTGTTCCACCAGTAGGGTCATTAGATGCGGTTTCTGTTTCTACTAATGTTCCATTCTTATAAAAATACGCTTCACCACTTGAATCATCCCTTACAACTGCTACATGAGTCCAAGTATCTGCACTAAGGTCAAAAGATGATGTAGTGTTTGATTCATTGCTACCGCTTCCGTACTCGTAAAACAATTGAAATTCGCCACCGCTTTGAAGATTAACATTAAATGATACATTTTCATCTGCATCTTCGCCAGAGCCAGCTGAAAGTTGAATGACCACACCGCCACCTATTGCATCAGCTTTACACCAAAATTCTACAGTAAAATTAACAAATGGTGTCGATAGAATATTTCCAAAATTTATATTATCATCAGAGCCATCAAAATCTAAACAGTTCTTATTATCAGCAGTAAACTCAAATAACCAGTTCTCATTTACATTAGAATTTACAGGAGGATTTGATAATGCCATCTAAGCCAATCCCTGACTAGAGGCTTTTGACAGTTGAGGAATTAATGTGTCCCTTACGAACTCATCATTACCAATCATATTCCCTTGAATATTTACAGTGACTCCACCGCCTTGCCCAGAGCGATTCATGTCTGCTAAGTTTTCAACTCCTATATTTTGCACAGCACTACGTTGCATAATAAACTCTCCAGCCTGTGCCATAATAGGTACATTGTCTTGCCCCTGAACCATTCCCCCTGTTGCAAATCTTTGTATGCCATCATTTTTTATTAAGCCACCAGTGTGCCCAACAAACATTCCCAAACCCTGAACAATTGCCCCTGGTATCTGACCTCCAGGAGCCAACATCATTAAGGAACCTATCATTTGCATCATTTCACCTTTAGTCATTTCAGTGTTATCCCTAAGAGCTACCATTGCTCTTGAAGCTGCTAAAATTCCATTAGCTATTTGACTTGAATTAAGTGCCATATCTTTTAAAGGCTCCTCTTCTTCAAGTTCTGCTATTTTATTTTTCAATTCCTCTAGGACTAAAACTCTTTCTCGATCCGTTGCAATAAGTTCGTTATTGGCTTCTATTTCTAATATCAAAGTCTTTAGGCGTTTTATTTCCCCTTTGGTCGTGTTATCAAGTATTCTATTAAAAGTAGATTGTAGTGTGTTTTGAGCTTCCTGTTCTTCAGCTAGACCTGCTAATGCATCTTGATACATTTCAATTGCCGCTACTAAATCTTCTTCAGTTTTTGTTAAGGTTCTTTTAAGCTCTATTGATTTAAGATGAGCCAAGTCTGCTCCATTTAAAGCATCCATTTGAGACATAAGTGCGGTTAACTCTGAATTCAATGCTTCCTCACTGGCTTCTATAGAGTTTTTATATATCTCGTCATCCTCAATTCTTTTTTGAATTACAGGGTCGAGTTCTTCGTATGCTTTTTTTAATTCTGCTAAAACTATAGCTATTTCTTCTTTGCTACCAAATAGCTCACCATCCAATGTTATTTCTGCCATCGTAAGGCGAATCTGGTCTTGTTTATGTTCTGTGTTTTTTCCCAAAGCTGAATCAAAGGCTGATTGCAATCTTGTTCTGCGACTAACTATATCGGATGAATCCTCTATTAAACCAATTAATTTTTTCTCTTCTTTTGATAAAACCCTATTAAGAGAAATAGCTCTTTGGGATGCTAAATTTCTTCCATCCATTGCGGCTATATTAGCCTTTAATTGGTTATGCTCATCAATTAAGCCATCGATACTACTATCAAGAGATTCCTTTTCTTCTTTTTTCTTTTTTAAATTTGCTTGAAGTACAGGGTCGAGTTCTTCATATGCTTTTTTTAATTCTGCTAAAACTATTTTAACGTCTTCTTTTGTACCTAGCAATTCACCATCTCTGAAAATCTCTGCCATAGTAAGCTGAATTTTCTCACGCTGTGCTTCACTGGTTTCTGATAGCGTTGATGAGAAAACTTCCTCAAGCCTTTTTCTTGTCTCTAGCTGATCTTCTAGCTTACTTAATGTATTAACTCTTTTTAGTTCTTCAACAGTTAGTAAACGTTGTGCCCTTACTTGAGCTACTGTTGCCTCAGTGGCTCCATAACTAGCAAATATCTCTGACCTGGTAGATGCAATCTTCTTATCCAATCCTTCGATATTCTTATCTACTTCCTCGGCAAGTGCTTCTAGTGACAATCTTTGCTTATCATAGGAATTAGTTTGAGCAGCTCCAGCTTCCTTTATTGCTTTTGTCGAATCACCAGAAAGAGACCTCATCCTTTTATTTGCTTTATTCATTGAATGAGTAAATCCTAAAAATGAATCTGAGGACATCGATCCAAATTCTTCAAAAAAGAATGCCCAAGATACCAGTGACTCCGATACAAATAGTTTTGTTTTTACTAAAAGAGTTTCTAATGGAATTGCAGTCCGACCTAATTGCTCTTCAAAGTCACCAAGTGTTAATGTCATCCCATCAAGCTCACCCAAGGGTGTATCTCTTATAGCCTGCGAAGCCCCTTTAAAATTATTATCAAGGGTCTTAAGCAAAAAGGCGGCTTCTGCAAGCGGTCCTTTTGCTTTTGCGGCTGCCAATGCAAACTCATCTATTACAAGACCAATTTGTTTTAATCTACTTGTCTCTCCAACAAAAGCCTTACCAAGCAATATGGCGGCAGACCTAAGATCAGTTCCCATAGCATCTGCCATATCCAAGACTCTTGGAGTAAGTTGAGCTATAGTATCTTCAGTTAATTGAAATGTTGCAAGAAGTGATTGAGCCATGATGATCTCTTCATCGCCATGAGTGGTCACTTGCTGAAGGCTGGCAGCCAGTTCCATTAAGTTACCAGCAGCATCCTTACTCATTCCACTCATATTCTTGAGATTATTTGTTAATAAGCTCTCAGCTTGTATCTGCTTTCTATATGATTCTATTAATTTTCCTGTAACCCTAGATATTGCTCCTATTGTAAAAGCATACAAAAGCATATTGTTACGCAATGCACCAATACTTCTTTTTAAACCAGAGGTGGATATTCGCATCCTGTCCATCCCATCTTTGGTTTTTCTAATATGTGCTTGGGCTTCTGGAAAGCCCCTCATGTTTATATTTATATCAAATTGATTTCTTGGCATCCTGTTCCTTCCTCAATATTGCTTTATATTCATCATCTATAGCCGAAAAGATGACTAATCTTTCATATATAGCATCATCTATTGTTTGTGCTAATGGCAAGTTAAATCTTTTCATCGCCATATATTCTTCCATAAACATATTTGTCTCAGGATTCATAAAATATTCAGAGTTTGAGCATAATAATAAGTTGTAATATAAATTAGCACCTGGAGTAAATTTACCTTGCTTATCTTCTCCAAGGATTCTATCTATTTCAGCCCACAATTCTTTTTCATCATAGGTTATTTCTTTGTGCAACGTGGGGCTTTTGCACTTATAAGGAAAGGTATATTTTCGAGTGTCTGGCTTGAAATAACTCATCCAAATTCCAACTCTTGCCCTAATTATTTTTTTTTAGAAGGTTCCTTGTATTGGTTATAGATAGCAAGCAATACTTCATCTATCTCATTATCGCCCAAATCTTTTAATTCTTTTTCTGGACTACCAAAAGCAAATTCCATAACCCACTCTAATACATTATAAAATTTACCTATGTTAAATTCACCATCTGATGTCGAATTCACTTCAAGGCGGTGAAGATGCCGCCTGTCTTTAAAAGATAGGTCTTTAACTTCAAACTCTCCATGATTTGTTTTTACTATCATATTATGTTGCTATAATTGTTACTAATTTGCCGGCTGCCTCTGCTGTTGCTGCAAATGGTAACTCAACAAATACTCCACTATCTGTAATAGAATTTGAATGACCAGTATATTTTGCAGTTGGTATGTCAAAATCTATAGATGACCCATCACCAATGCTAATATTTGCAGATAACCCAACAAGGAAATGTTCAGTAATTACCTCTGCTACATTGTCATCTAATTTTACTGTAGTGCTTCCAGTAACTGATATCTGACCACCTCTCATGTAGGCACATGGTTCGCCATCAATACTATTTACGGTCTCATATCCTACTCTTGTTGCAGGATTTGATATTGTCAAGCTAAAATTATTCATTACAACATCATCACCACCTACTTGAGTGGTTGTGCAATCAAAAAACCCCTTTGTAAAATCAACGGCAGTGTCATTTGCGGCTGTGCTTTCAGCACCTATCACTGGTTGAAAGCCGCTAAAGAAAGTACCACTAGCTGTTAGAAGTCCTCCATTTGTTCCAGGGTCCATGCTCAATGTTAGCTCTTGCAATATAGCACTATGCATTAGTCTGTCGTGAGATGCATCTGGAGATGATAATACTACACAAGCATATTCTCCTGTAGTTGCACCGTTCTCATAAGCAACAGTTGCTTGATTTCCAGCCATATCAACAACATCAGCCGGAGTAGCATCTTCACTTACCAATCGTAACAATGTCTGTAATAAAACCTGATTCTCTACCACTAAGTTATCAAAAGACCAAGTGAAAGTTCCACCCTTATAGATTTTAACATGATCAGTAGGTCTTAAAACTCTTTGCCCTGTCCTTTCCACATCTGCGGTTTGAAATCCAGCCGAGAAATCAATGTCATTTACCTCAGTTAATCTCATTTTATACAAAGTTCCACTAACGTCATTTGTTCCTAGTGCATCTGATTGCAATGACACATAAGCCTCAAATTGTTTACCAGAATATACTGTTGGGTCTAGTGCAGCCATTATTTTTTCTCCTTAGTTGATGACGGCTTTAGCCAGCCACCTTCCACCAATTTCTTTGGTGGGGTTTTTAATTCTACGGATTCTCCGTTTTTAAGTTTCTTTGCGTTTTCAGCACCAAGACCATGATAATCATTGATTGCTGAAAACCCTGTTAATTTATCACTCATTTTGTATTTCATTAAAACACCTCTGTAGATATGCAACTGAATTGCATTATTACGTTAGAAATAGTCGAGTCACTCTCAGACCTTTCAAAGTTTACGTTCACAATACGACCGTTATGCCACTTATAATTTCCACTTGGACTATATGAAATATTGTTATGCACTAATCTTTTCATCCTTTCTGCAATCTCAGTTAATTGCTTATAACTATTTTTAGTATAATTCCCACTCAATGTCAACTGGTAATTAATTTCAATTATGTATTCTCTGGTTTGACCATTTGCCAATAGCTCTATCAGTAAGTCAGATAATGGCGTAAGTAAAAAACTTTGATTTGGTCTTTCCTCATTTACATCAAGTGATATTAAGATTGAGAATTCATTTGCTATTAACGAATGTAAATTATCAATAACCCTATCGTAGATAACATTCTCATAAGTGATTGCCATCTACCTACACCCTAAAAGTTGACATTATCTATAGATTTGACCAGATTTTATCTGACCAACTGGAATTGAAGAGCTTTGAAATGTAATTGCCCATTCATCTGAAGTGGAATTATAAACTCCAGGTGCAAATCTTATTTGTGCCCCATAAGCAAGGCTTTGATAGTCACCAGTTATAGTTTCCCCATCAATAACCTTATGTGTCTTTAATCCTGTGCTATCCTTTACATATACATCATACTTAACTGTACTTGCACTGCCAACAGCAAAAGTTCCTGTGGCTGATATAATAACCCTAACTTCATCATAATCCGTAGTTGGGGGTTTATGCATTTTAATATCTTCAATATAGCCAGTTGTAGAGCCATTTACTGAAACTTCAGAAATAACTCCAGATTCTGATCTAAAAGAAGTCTCGTTCCATAGGACATATTCCCTACGTTTTAACTTATCAAGTAAACCATTGCCATCGTCAGCTATTGCCATTACTTCTATAGCATCTGCTCTTTCTGGGTCTAGAGACCTTACCAGGTCAGCACAAGCAAGAATAGCGTTTATTCTTATAACAATAAAATCATATTCCCTATCCGATGCTCCTTGATAGGTAGTGTTACCTCTTTTATATATAGGTCTATTTAAATAAGACCTTATTCTATCTGCCTGTTCCTTACAAACAGTTGTCTTTAAGCCATCCCAATCTTGACCTCCTTCAACAACTGCACTATTAAGAGCCGTAACACTCGAAGAGGTAACGAAGTATTGCAATACGTCTGTTGATGCCGTATACCCTGCTTCTCCGTTTGCATTTGGCGTGTCTGTAACCATTGTTACTTCCGCATTATCAACAAAAAGCTGGGACATATATCCAGTGCCACTTAATTGGTAAAGATTGCTAGTTGCTGTTGTAGCCCAATTAGGAGCTAGGACTCTTTTCCTATCATACTTATCTATGTCTCCAACTACCGCTTGAAGATCTGTTGTATTGTTACAAAATGCTGTAAATCTGCTCATGCTATTGCTATCTCATCTCTATTATTAGGCAAAATGGTTACATCTGGTATCTTAGCGTTGTTTATTAGTGCTAGAATTAAACTCATTATAACTACATCACAATCAGTTGCGTAAATACGTTCTAGTTCCTTTAATTGTTTCATTACTTCTATGATGTGTGCAATTTTCTCTGAATCATCCATACTTACTTACTATTTCCGCAAAGTGCTGTGGTGTTCCCGCACCTTTAGCGGTGTTGTAATACTGTTTCCATTGGATAGCCTGTTCTTCTAAAGTTCTTGGTAATGGTTTAGGAACTCTCCAATAATGCAACCTACAGAAAATTATCTGTGCTGCTAAATTTGTAGTTAAAATATATCGCCAATCATCTTCACTTGGTTCTATAAAATATTTCCAATCTAACATACAAGAATCTGCAACTTTCTTCATTAACGATTCCCTAAATTTTAAGAAATCATTACAGATTGATACACCAACCCAGGGTTCGATTTGCCAACAACCAACAGCGGGACCCTTTATCTGCTTAAGATAAACATACTTAGACTCTACTAAGCCAGTATTATAAACCAACTCTAATGCTTTAGGGTCAGCGTACTTTTTACCCAACTTATTAATAACATCACTAATGATGCCTTTCATTTGGCTTGAGTCAATCACTTGCGTTTCTTACTCATTTTACTTTTTTTCTTTTTAGTAAAGCCCGTTTTCTTTCCATATCCTTTTTTACTTGGCATCTTCAAACTCCGCCATAACCTCTTTCATCTTTTCTACCATTTGATCATCTTTTTTTGATGGCGTTAATTTAACAATCGTATTTAAGACTTTCATAATA